ATGATTGAAATTTTTTCTATTTTTTCTTATAATTCTGTAGCCATTTATGTAGCCAAAGTAAAAAAGCTAATTCTGGCTACAAAAATACTAAAAAAAGGTTTTTTTAATGCTAACTCAAAAAGATATAGACAATTTAGAAATAAAAGATAAAAGGTATATGATTAGCGTAGGAGAACCAAAAGAATTATATGTCCGAGTTAATCCAACAGGTAAAAAAGTTTTTTATTTAAGAGCTTCAAAATTTAAAAATTTTATAACAATAGGGGAATGCCAAAAAGGTGTTTTAAATGTTACAAATGCAAGAGAAAAAGCAAAAGATCTTTTAAAATCAATGTATGATGGAAAATTTATCGGCAAAAATGATAAGGTTATGACACTTGAAAAAGCAAATTTTCTTTATGTTGATATAAAATCTAAAAAATTAAATTCAGCTACAATCAAAAAAGAACAGTCAATTTTTAAAAAATATATTATTCCAACTTTGGGACAAAAAGATATAAATGAATTGAAAAAAGATGATTTTCTACCTATTTATGATTTAATGCAGAAAAAAGGAATATACGAAACAATAAATAAAAATATATCTTTGCTATGTAGGATATTTGAGATTAGTAGACAAAGAGGTGACTTAAAAACAGATATAATACTTCAATTGAAAGATTTAAAGAAATTTTACAATGAAGCAAATCACAATAAAGTTAAACATTTTAAAGCTATAGTAGAAGAACAAGAAATAAAAAATATGTTAGAATGTATGAAAGAATATAAAAATCATCCACGGACAAATACAACTATAATTAATGCAATTTATTTTACGCTTTTAACAGCACAAAGAAGTAAAAATATTCGATTTGCCAAATGGAGTGATATTGACTTTGAAAACAATCTTTGGATTATAAAAGCAGATGAAATGAAAGTAAGAACTAATGGTGATAATATTATCCCTTTAAATAAATATGCTTTAAAGATACTAGATATACAAAGAATTTTAAATGGAGATAAAAAGTATATTTTCGCTAATAATAATGGAACTATTAGCGAGAATTTTGCTGTAAGATTTTTTAAATTTTATAATTTAGAGCACACTATACATGGATATCGTTCTACTTTTAGAAGTGTTTATACTAATAAAAGCAATGAGTTAATTCAGCAAGGTATTAGTAAAGATATAGCAGAAATGATATTACATCATATAAGCGGCAATGAAATAGAAAGGGCTTACAACAGAGCCAAGGCAATTGATTTAAGAGTAAAACTTATGCAATGGTATGGAAATTACTTAAACTCTCTTTGTGAGTTTTGCTTTTAATGTCTTTTAGTATTAAGCCATTTTTCTATTTCTTTTATTTCATATCTTATGGATTTTCCTATGCGAATGTAAGGTATTTTACCATCTTGTCTTAACTTAAATAATGATGTTATACTAACTCCTAAATATTCGCTCAATTCTTTTTCTCTAAAATATTTTTTAACCATTTTCAACTCCTGATCTTTTATCTATAATTTCAAAAATAGTATCCTTGTAATAATTCCAAAGCCATTTCTGTTCTTCATCTTCTAAATCATCAACGCTTAAATTACGCCATTCTTTTATTGTTTTAGTATCACAACCTAAATTCATCATAGTTTTTGTAAAAGTCATAACATAGGTATCAACGACAACACTAAAGATATTTTTCATATCTCCTATACAATCCCTAAGATCTACATTTTCAAATATACAATTTTCAAATTCTGTTCTTAGAAAATTACAAAAATGGAAACTTGCTCCACTAAAATCGCAATCTATAAAAGATGCATTCTTGCTTGAAATATCATTTAAATTAGCGTTTTTAAAACTAGCACCATTTATAAATACATTATCAAAATCCAAACCACTTAAATTTAGATTTTCTAAGTTTGCATCATTTAAAGAAATACCTTCTAAAATGCAATACTCAACTAATTCTTTTTCACTTTTTCTATCATCTTCGATAATGATAGTTTCATCAAGTCTTTTTAAAATTCCCATCTCATTTCCTTAATATTTTTCTCCATTTTTCTTCGTATTCTTCATAGTTTTTATAATAATCTAATTTAGAATTAAAACTATCTTTTATGCTTTTATAAATACAAAAATCATTTTCTTTTTCTAGTTTATAGTTTTTACCTGAAACACTTTCAGCAAATAACATATATTCCCATTTTTTAAAACAAAGAATGTCATAATCTTTAGCAAGTATTTTCCTAAGATCAAGTAGCTCTTTTTGACTAAGCTTTCTTTTAAAACTCAACTTATTTTTATTTTCTAAGTCGTATTTAAGGGCTTTGATTTTATTCTCATAATGTTCCTTTTGTTGTGCTAATTGTGATTTGTAGCCGATTTTTTGATGATGATTTAAAGAATTAAGCCTTTGATTTTCATCGCTTAGGGTTTTAAATCTAGCTTTTTCTCGTTCTTGTTCTAGACTTCTAAGCTTTTCTTTCATTTGATAAAAAGCAAAAACTAAAACTTTTTTAGCATTTCTAACACTTTCGCTATTTTTCATATAAGTTAAAAGTAATGTTGCTTGTTGTTCGTTCAGATAGTAAATCTTTTTATAATTTTTAACATTTTTAGAATTTATAATAAGTTGATTTTCAAACTCTAATATTCCAAATTCTTCCAAATCTGCTTTATAGGTTCTAATTAGCTTTTGAATAGAAATTTCATTATTGTTAGTTAGCTTTGAAATCTTATTTTGTGTAGTAACTAAAGCACCATTGTATTTTACAATTAAATCGTTCATAAAATAATCCTTTTATCTTATTTTCGTTTATTTTTTATGATTATAATCGAATTTAAGATAAAAGTCAATAGTTTTAAACGATTTTTTGAATATTATTTTAAAAAAAGTTCGATTATAGGACGGATTTTAAATCCTGCCTATAAAATCCCTTGCTTTTTTAATTGCTTCTAGTATTTCTTTTTGTTGTTTATTCTCTAGCATAAGAGTTAATGCTACTTCTGCCATTTTTGGAATTTTACCACTAGCCCAAGTATTTATTGTAGAAGCAGGGACATCTAATTGTCTTCCTAATTCAGCTTGAGTAATGTTTAATTCTTTACAAACTCTTTTAACGATGTTTTCTTTCTCTTCTTTATCAAAATAAAAATTAAAATCTAAGTTTGGATTATTTTTAAACCATTCTAAAAATTTAGCTACAGAGTTGATATCAAAATCATAATTGGCAGTTTCTTTTTGAAACTGATGATAAATATTATACACATCTAGATAATTATTTGGATAATAATTGCAAATTTTATATCCGCAAGTTAGCAGGAATTTATCAATTTCTTTTTCAAAATCATTTTCTGAAATAAACAATATTGGTTTTATATACTCTATAATCTTAAAGCGTAATTCACTTACTATACTATCTAATGGTTCTTTTTTTGTTCTTCCTAAAAAACTATCTTTAATGCTATATAGAAACTCAAGAACTTGTATAATTTGTTTTTCGCCTAATTTAAAATTATTATTTACTTCTTTTATACTTTCCGCTATAACACCTTCATCACCTGCATAAGTTTCATTTTTAAATATTTCTTTTCTGTATTTTTCTAAGTTTTGCATTAATTCTCCTTTATCTCATACAAAATTCGATTAAATCATCAATATCATTAAAATCATTTTTAGAAAAGTATAAATAAGCTTTAGGACTGATTAAAACTCCTGAAAAATCACCATTGTTTTCTTTATCGTATTTTAAAACTTTGCATTCTTTTAGAAAATGAATACAAGAGCTAAAGTCTATTTTATATTCTTTACAATCTTTGTTAAAATCATCTGAAAAAAGTATGCTTTGATTTGGAAAATCATTTAAAAGTGTTTTTATAATACGTTTTGAAATAAGCTTAAAAGCTTTTAAGTTTTCCATTATTTCTCCTTTATTTTATTTTATCAAAATTTTACTTAAGCAAATAGACTTCTTTCTATATGTTTAAACATAATTTCATTAGCACTTTTAAAAAAGTCTTTTTTAATCTCAAAGCCATAAGCTTTGCGGTTTAAATTACAGGCTGCTAAAAGAGTGCTTCCGCTTCCAGCACATGGATCTATAACAACATCGCCTGCATCTGTAAAAATAGTGATTAATCTTTCTAGTAATTTAACAGGCTTTTGCGTGGGATGTACTTTAGGAATACCTTCATCTTTTTGCCAATCCATGCAGTTATAAATCATCTTTCCATCATTGTTAAATTTTGGAAGTTTTTCACGATATAAGATTAAAGCATATTCACAATTTCCAACTATTTTCATATTTGCTTTTAAAACTTGAGATGAGCTTTGTTTTCTAAAAACCAAATTTATATAATGATTAAAGCCATATTTTTTAGCTACTTCAATTAACATTACTTGTTGTTCAAAAGAGCAAAAAACAATCATGCAAGGACTTTTACCGCATTCTTTAGGTTCTTTTATAAGCATTTTTGAGCAAAAGTGCATAAATTCGCTAACTCTAAAATCATTATCTGTATCAAAAAATGCCTTGTTTGCTTTTTTGCTNNTTTTGAAAATGGTCGTTATATAAATTTGGTTTCATTAGCATTCTTTCTTTCTCTAATATATTTTTTAAGACTATTTATTAAAGCGTTGTAATTTCTTTGAGAAGGATTTAGAGCAAAACTGCAAATATCGTTTATTAAAATATAAAGTTTAAAATCCTTTTGAGATATTAAACTTAAATATATTACAATACCTTTATAACATTCTACAGGCCTTTCCATTGAAATAAATCTCTCGCATCTTTTTACATAAAACTCACATTTTTCTAAGTCTTGTATCTCATATCCTTTAAACTTGCTACGAATAGCGTATTTTAAAGCATTGCCTATGTGAAAAACAATTCTTTTTTCAGGCATAATATTAAAAATTTCTTCCAAAAAGTCTAAATTTTCAAATCCAAAACCTTTATAATGCGGTGGATTATTTACTAAATCTACGCTAAATTCTTTTTCTTTCATTATTATCCTTGTTTAGCCTTTTCACACATCTTTATAAAATCATAAATATTAGTATTAAAAACAGCATTTCCGCTTTTAAATTTTAAAGGTATTTTTTTAATTAGTTTGATTTTATAAATAGTATTTGAAGTATCTATAAAAGAGCAAGTATCGCTCAACTTTAATATTAATGCGTATTCGCTTATATTTGAGTAAATGTCGGCACTCGCATTTAGTGCTATAAATACAAAAAGATTATTTTTTTCATTTTTCACACATTAAAAATTTCTCAACATCTTCAAAAGCTTTAACAATAAGCTTTTTTTCATGAAAGAAATTTCTTCCACTTGGCTTACTTTTGTAAATTTTGTAAGCCTTTCTGAGTTCTTTTTTGCTTATGTGATTTTTATAATTTATTTTCTCGATTTTTATTTCATTTTGTTTAGCAAATTCGCAAAAACAAGTTCTTCTTTCGCTAAATGGTATGATTTTTACAATTTCAAGATAATTAGAACGGCAAACTTTCATCATCATCTCCTATTTCGATATATTTTTCATTGTTATTGTTTTTTATTTCATTTCCATAAGGATTATAGCTTTGATTTTCTTTTGGAATAAATGATTTATTATTGTCGTTATTTAAAGATTTATGCCTTGCTTTAAAAGATTTTATAGATAAAGGCTCTTTATTATTTTGAAACTCATCCATGTTTTGCATTTTTTCATTAAAAATTCTATCAAGAAAGATTTTGTTAGCAAGTTCTCCATTTTTACTTAAATATTCTTCTGTTCCAAAACCTAAAACTAAAAGTTTATTAACTAAAGAATTTAGATAAATAACTTCAGTCTGCACTCCAAAAACATTCTCATTTCCCTTTTCGCTAAAATCAAGTTCATCAATTCCAAAGAATTTCATAATAGCGTTTAATTGTCTAAATCCTAAATAATTTTCTTTTTCTCCATTTTTATTGATATAGCTAAAATCGTTATTTTTAGCTACAAAAAGATTAAAAATAGCTAGTTTTTGCTCTTTTCTAGTTAAAAATTCAAAACAAATAAAAGTATTATTGCTTCCATCGCTTGCCAATTTATCATATAAAAAGGCTTTGCGGAAAACTCCGCTATAAAGCCCACCTTCACTTAAATACTCTACGCTTGGCGCATAATTTGCCACTTCAAAACTTGCCTTAAATGCTAGTAACATTATAATCCTCCTTTTAATTGTGTTAAAAATTCATCTTTATTACTTAGAACTTCTTGTATTTTTTCACTTGTAAATAAAGAATGTTTTTTTATAAAATTGTTTTGCTCTTGGGTGTTTAAACCATTATCACTCATAAATTTTCTAAGTTCAGCACCTAAAGCTTTTATCTCTTTTGCTTTATTTTCTAAAGCTATTTTTTCATCACTACCCCAAACTTTTAAATCTTCATTTGGATTTAAAAATCGCTTTTCCTTTATTGTTTCTAATTCACTTTCATCAAGCATTCCAAGTCCGCAAATACTTAAGGTTACACGCCTTTTTGCTTTTGTGATAGCTTTCATTATTGCGTTTGCTAAATTATCGCCACCTAAATTTTTAATATTTAAAGCACCTGTATCGCAATCAGTTCTTCCATCTGGTGTTGCTGCGTAGGCTGTAACCATATAAATATCGCCAACTTGTGCCACTTCTGTTTTTGTAATACTTACTTTTCTTATTTGTCTTAGCTGATCTGTTGCTGATTTATTTGCATATAAAGTAAGTTTGCCATTTAATACTATGTATTCAAAAGGCTTTGTAAGCATGTTTAAGCTTAAACTTTCACAAAGATTTTTAACATAACTCGCTCGTTCTACATCACTAAGTTTTGATAAATCACCTTTTACCAAAGCCAACTCATAAGGATTAAAATTTATTTCTAATTTATTTTCTTCTTTTAATACAACTTCATTACTCATTTTATGCTCCTTTTTTGATTTTTAAACACATTGAAATACTTTCTTTATAAAACTCTTTAGGCACAGTAATATTTTTTTGCTCTAAAAAGCCCTTATAATCAATTGTAGTTCTACTTTGCGGATAAATTGTAATATCCAAACATCTTGCTTTTTCTCCATTTGCTAAGGCTATGAGTTCTTTTTTAAGACTTTCTAGCTTTTCTTTAATAGGTTTAATCGTGTTTTCAAGCCTTATAATTTCAATCGTTAGATTTTTTGCTTTAGTATCTTCAAGCTCTTTATATTCACTTTTTTGATCTATGATATAATCTAATATAAATTGCTTTATATTTTTAACCAACCATTCTTGATAAGCTTCATCTTTTGAAACTTCGCACTCTACAATCTCTTCTTCTTTATTCATGGCTACAAAAATGCATTTTTCTTTACCACTGATATAGAGTTGAAATTGCACTTGAGCGTAGTATTTATCACTTGGCTTTTTATTTCTTTTGATAAAATCATACTCATCTTGCGAATATTTAAACTCATAAACAACCCCATTTTCATCAATACCATCTAAACTTGCTATAAACATTTCATTTTCTAGACTTTGCAAAACTACAGGAGTGATACTCACGGAATGTAAAAACTCAACTCTAGCTCTAATCAAAGCTTCATAGTTATTGCCTTTTTTCATAGCTTCATTTTGATAAACTTCTTTAAGTCCTAAAATGATATCTCTTGCTTCTTCTTTGGAATTAAAAGCACCTTTGATACCTACGCAAGATGCTACCATCGATGCACCTATTTTTCCTTTTCTAAATTCTAACCATTCATGGCTACCTTGTTCTAAGTCGATTATTTTATACTGCATGATTAATTCTTTCTAATAATAAATTTGCGATTTTAATTTGTCCTTTGCCTGTGATTTTCGTTGTGCTTACTAATCTATCTCCATTTATTGTGCTAATAGTTGTTTCACTTACTTTAAAAAGCCCTTGTTCTATGCATTTTTGATAAGGCTTATTATCACTCATTAAAAAGCCATTATCCCTTAAAAAAGCAAAAAGTCTTTTTTCTCCGATTTCAATTTTATTTTTTTCATAAAGTATTTTTGTGAAATCTCTTATTAAAATAGCATCATTAGTATCTTTTATACGATTTGCAAAGTGAATAAGTGGTGCGTTTTCTTTGGCTTCATTTTTTAAATTTACATTTTCAATTTGAAGCTTTTCATTTCTCTCTAAAAGTTCTAATTGCATTTGCAAACTTTCTTTTAATGAAAGCGGTTTATAACTTTGTTTTTTAAGCTCATTTTCTAAGTATTCTAATCTATCGATTATCTTTGCTCTTAGCTCAACACTATATCCACTCACTAAAATCAATACTTCTCTTTTTGGTAAGCGGTAACACTTGTAAGATTGCTTATTTTGCGTGTTTTGGTAGGTGTCTCCAAATTTGGAGACACCCCCTTCAACTACTTTTTCTAAGTAAGTTTCTATATCTCTTATAACATGAAAATGCTCCTTGCCTGTAAGCTCTGCTATCTCTAAAGAAGTTAAGCTTATTTCTTTATTTTCATCTTTTTTAAAAAGTTCTAAATTCATTTTTCATCTCCTTTTAATAATTTTAAGATTTTTTTATCTCTAGCCTTGTTATTTTGAATATAATTATCAAGGCAGCAAAATATACTGAAAGCAAATTCCAATACTTCAAAATTAGTCAAATCTTTTTTACCTTTAGTTGCTTTTGTTAAACATTCTAAAAACTTTTCTTCTTGGCTCATTGGTATCCTTTTGTAATTTTTTGTATTCTTAAGAATTACAAAATTATATAAAATTATTTTTGTATTGTCAAGTAATACAATGTATGCTTTACAAAAAAAAGTTTTTTTTGTAAAATTACAATAAATTACAAAATAAGGTAAATTAATGGAAGAAAATCAAAAAAATAATAAATCTGAAATAATATCAGTAAGACTTGATACCTTGACAAAAGAAAAGTTTGCTTTTATATGCGAACTTGAGTATCGCCCTATGGCTTTACAAATAAGAAAAATCATTGAAGATTATATAAAAGATTATGAACGAAAATTCAATCTTACAAATAGAGAAGATTACCCTGGATATTTTCCTTGGTAGTTTTTAACATAATCGCTTAAAATTTTAACTATTTGAGTTGCTAAAGGGCGGTATTCTTTATCTGCTATTTTTTGCAACTCTTCTTTTAATTCTAATGGAATTCTTATACTTAGCGGTTTTGTTTGTTTTTTCATAATTCTTTATCCTTTAATCTTTTTACTTCTTTAATAGCCTTATCATCATTTTTAAAAACGCCTATAAGCCCTAAAGCATCAAGTATTTTTATACGAAAATTACTAAGTTTTACATTGATTTCAATTTCTTCTTCTAGTTTCAATGAAATTTCATTTATAGCAGTATCTTTTAATGCTATTACACCTTTTAGCCTTTGAATTTCTTTTTCTAAATATCTTATTTTTTCATTTTTTTTACTATTTAAGAACATAGTTTCGACCTTTCTTTTACATAAAGAAGCTCATGAATTTTATTTTGCAAAGAGCTAATTTCTTTTATATTTTTCATATTTGCTTCTATTTGATCTTTTAACTCTTTTAAAAGTTCTATTTTTTCATTTTCAAGATTAGAAATTTCAGTTTTTAAAGATTTATTTTCATCTTTTAAAGACTTATTTAGCTTCATTTCTTTTCTATATTCATCTTTACTTAGTTTTATAATGACTTGTTCTTTTGTGTGATAAGCTTTCATTTTTTCTCCTTTTAGATTAATGCTTAAAAGGGACAACTGAATTCTTTAGAATAGGAAATAAAACAAAAAGGTAAATTCTCAAGTAGTTAATTTGTAAAAGTTGCCCCATTTAAGCATTAAAGGAGCTTAAGAAAAGCCAAGAGCCTTGCTCTCTTGGCGTGAGTATTGTTTAAGTATAGGCTAAGCAAGGCTATTCTATAATTTTAGTGGTTTTTTAGTTTAGTTGATTGATTATTTCAATCAACTTTTTTACTATTTCTAACAATAAAAAAGCAATTTTTAAAAACTTCTCTATCATCAAAAAATAGCTCCTTCCCCACCAAGAGAAATTAGCCACTTAAACAATGTTATTTTATCAAATTTATTTTTATTTTTGATAAAGCCGAGTAAATCCGCAAGTCTCGGCATTGTATAATCGTTTAAGTTTATGCTAAGCGGATTTGGTTAAAATTTGTCTGTGTTTTATAAAAGTGTGGCTATTTAATTGTAAAGTCTTAATAGCTCTAAAACTAATTGTAAAATTAGAATTAAAATAGTTATTAATTTTTCAATCATTTTAGCCTCCTTTCTCAACACCGAGACAAGTTAGCAACTTAAACTTTATAATTATACAAAATATTTCTTAAACTCTTGATTTTCTGTCGTTTTTAAAGTGCAAGAAAACCTTAAAAATAGCACTATAAACAATAATAACGAGCCAAGTTTATGGATAACTTGCTAACCCTTCCGCTATACAGAACTATCAACGCAATAGTAAAGCTTAATTTTCAAGCGGTCAAAAGCTTAAGAAAGCCCTTTTTTAAAGGACTTGTTAAACTTTTAAAAAAGCTTTTTGCAGTGTTTTTCGAATTTTCTAACTCTATCTAAAAGCTCATAAGCATTTCTTATAAATTCATCTCCATAAGCCTGTAAGGATATTGCTATTTCTTCATCATCTTCTAAGCTTATTTCCAAAGAGTTTTTAAAATCTTGCAAGTTTGCAAATATATTTTCTAAATTCTCTTTGCTTTCAAACTCATTTGCAATTAATTCTTTTGTTTGGTTATAAATTCTTTTTTCTTCTCTATCAAAATAAAAATCTGTAAAACTCATTTTTTCTCCTTTTTGTTTTGTTAAAATAATTGTAGTATTACTACACTTAAACTATGCTTAAATAATAGTAGTATTCCTACATTTTTTAAAAATATTTTTTTGGTATAATTTTTTAATGGGAAGATGAAAAATCTAAAAATATTTAAAAATATTTTTAGAAAATTGGAAGGATTAAAATTTGAGAATAATACTAGCTTTATTTATATATATTTACGCCTTTGGGGTTGATGTATGTGAGCGAAGAGATATTGAAATGTCTGCATATATAGAAAAACACGCCGTTGGTTATAAAAACAAAAATTTTAACCTTCCAGAAGAAAAACTATACAAAAAATCTTTTAGTGATTGCTATGATAAAAAGAATAAAGAAGCTTGTTTGTATATTTATAATAATTTTGCTATAGATGAAAATTTTAAAATTGAGAGCAATATATTTAATTTGATTACAATAATGACTTATGTTGGTTTAACTCTTGATATAGACAAAGATAAAAAGTATAAAGAAATTAATCGATTGATAGCTTTAGATAGTTGGAAAAAAGCGTCAGAATTGATAGATTTTGTTTTGAGTAAAACCAATGATACAAAAACTATAGAGGGGCTAAAATTACTAAAAAAGATGAGTGATTTTGAAATTAATCGGGCTTATGCATGTCCTTTGTATCATAATGATAAATTACAATCTGATAAAATAGATATGCCTTGTGCCTGTAAAAAAAATACTGCACTTTTAATAAAACCAGATACTATAAAACGAGCTTTTTTAAATTTAAAACTTTTATGTGATAAATATAAAGATAGCGTGAGTTGTGGAGTTGTTGGCGGACTTTATGAGAATGGCAAAGGCGTAAGGATAAATTTTAAACAAGCAAAAAAATATTATGGTTTAGCTTGTGATGGTGGTTATCAACTTGGTTGCGATGGATATAAAAGGTTGATGGGGTATTGAGTGATTATAGTTTAAATATTTATCCGCATATTTCTTTAGTAAATTTTTCTTTTAATGTAGCTTCTATTATAGTTGGTTTTAATGTTGTATTGTTGTTTCTTCTAAATAAAACTATTTTTTTATATAAGTAATTAAAAACAGAATGCAAAGAACTTATTATTTTTTGTTCTTCTATCGATTCTTTTATTATAATTTCTTTATTTGCCTTATCAAGTATTTCTTTATTATTATCTATTATTTCTTTAATCTTTGATTCATCATCAAAGTATCCTTTGTTGTATAAGGAAATCGAAATAAAAACAACTTTATGTAATATATTTTGGCATATTGATGTATTGGCAGATTCTTTCGGTATTGCATTTACTTCTTGCTTTATAAATTTAATTAAACTCATGAGATATGGCTTCATTTTATATCACATTAAGTTTTTCATTTTCAATATAAAGCTCTTCTCCTAATTTCGCGATATTGAAAGAAGGTTTCAAAAATTCTATCAGCCCTAAATAGTCATCAAAATAAAAGTTTAATAATTCATTCAAAGCATATGCAGAATAAAAGAAATTTAAAGAGTCTTTCTTAACTCTTGGAATGATATATTTTATACCATCAATCTTATCTCTATAGCTGCTTAAGAGTTTACTTTCGGCTTCGCTTATTTTAGAATTTTTTTTAAATTTATCAAGATAGAAGTCATATATAGTATTTATTTTTTGCTCGTATGTGATAGTTTTTTCCTGTTTTTTGTCGCATGCATATTGATAGATATTATCTATTGAATTATACAGAGTACGTGTTTTATATAATTCGAGATATATTTCTATATCTTTTGCTTTTCCAATAATGTACTCTTTTGTACTCTGTGATAATTCAGTTAAACCATAAAGATTATTTATTACCAAATTACCAAAAGATAGATTATTTATTTCCAAATTACCAAAAGATAGATTATTTATTTGTGAATTATTAAAAGATAGATTACCGTTTGTTGCTACGCTCATGATTTTTACTTTGTAATTTTTTTATATTTTTCTTCTTGCAAAGAGTATAATTGAGAAATTTTATTTATAGCTTCTTCGCAATTACAATTTTCTAAATTTTCATAAAATACGATAATATCTACTATATATCCACTCGTTTTTTTATTGTTATTGATTGCTATATTATTTTTTTCAGCACTTATTATATTAAACACCCAATTATCCTCTTTAAGTTGAATTTGTGAAAGCTTTTTCAAATCATCAGTGCTATCATTATTTTTTATTTTTAGTTCTAAAAAATTATCTATAGAATCAATATTAAATGTTCTTTTTATACCTATTCTGTTTATGGATTCAATTTCATCCTTAAGAGATTCTAAAATTGTAGAAATAAAATCAATGTCTTCTTTTTCGCATTTTGATGAGTCAAAACCGATAACATTGTCTCCTAAAAAAATACTAGTATCTTTACCTTCGAATGTAAGTTTATGAGTAGGTTGATACTTTAAATTAGGATCTAACTGTCTAATTTCTTGCGGGATATCAAAAATAGATAGTCTTTCTATTTTTTGACTTGCATCCTCTATCTTAATTATAGAAAATAAACTTTCTATATTATCTTTAAATTTTACAAATAAATCACATATATCTATGATTTTTTTATTTTCTGGTTTTAAATTATCCATTTCAATATCCTCTCTCTTTTTTTATATCGACACTAATATAATAAAGGTTAATAAAATTAAATAAAAATACACTCTGTACTATTATATTTTATCACAATTAACCTTATAATTTTTTATATTCTCATCTTCGACTTCATGATTTGGCACTTGATAACATTCTTTAAAATTCTCACCTTTTAAGATTTTAACATAAGAGCTTGGAATGGCAATTTGATTTCTTATTCTTTGTGGATTATTGTCATAATTAACCAAATTCAAAACTTCCAAACTTCCAAGCTTCAAAGTTACTTGTCTTTCTCTTTTTTCAATCTTTATTCCAAACTCTTTGATTGATTTGTGGATTTTGTGGAGTAATGTTGCTCATTAAAAAAGTGCTTTTTTGAGCTTGAGCGGTTTTTCTCATTGAAGCATTAGAAAGAGTGTGCCCTCTATCATAACCGCTATTTTTATAATCACTCCATGTAGTGCGGTATTTTTTAGGTATATTTGTATCATCTTCAAAGCGTGGGCGTTTTTTGATTTGTTCGCCTTTTAGATTATCTGCTTCTAATTTATAAGCTACAGCTTTAGTGCCTTTGAGTTTGTAATCATAGCAATTTAGATAATAGAATTTATCTAAAACTTGCGAACAACTTTGCTTAGTAAAATACTTAGCAAAATCTTCACTTGGTTTGTATTGTGTATAATCAGCTAAGGCTAGAGTGGATAACAATGGTAAAAGTATGATTTTTTTCATAATCCATTATCATCTATTTGTATTTTAAATTCTTCAAAATTTAACGGCGGTATATGATAAGGTGGAAAACCTGATAGCATTGTTATTTGTGCTATCATTGGTCTTAAATATGAAAACATTATTGCTACAGCATTATTTAAAAACAATTTATTTTCTTCATTTTTATTTTCAAATTCGATCAATGATATTACAGAAGTTGATATATTATATATAGTTTTATCATTGTTATTATTTGCTTGTATATCTAAATTTAATTGAATTAAAAAGCTATCTTTTTTTTGAACATTTCTTCTTTGCGCAATAGCACCTATGGTATTATTAAATTTAATCCCATTAATATCACTTTCTTGAATTTCCTGATTTTGTTCAAAGTTAAATTTTTTTATTTCTATCGATAAAATTTGAAACGCTCCTTGTTTTATCTTACTCATCGTAACTCCTTGTATTTAAGCTGCTTGGTAAAAATCATTATTATATTTCAAGTTTTCATTTTCATTTTGTATTTTATTAATTTCTAAATATTGTTTTTTGGTTGAATTATTTCTTTTATTAGCATATTCTTTAAAACTATTTATTATTTCAAAATGCTTTTTAAAACTAGATATCAATTCATATTGTACAATCAATAAGTTTAAGCGAATTGCAAAATTTTTAGCTTTTTTTTCATGTAAATCAATTGTTTTTAAATTGTATTTTGGCGGATACTGAAAATAAATACTACTTAAAAAATTTTGAAATATATGTCCTAATTGCTCAGGAATGTATTTCTCATCTTTATATTCTATTGTAATACTATTTCCATCAAAATTTGATTTTGAATTATATTTCTTTAGCTTCATATTTTTTTTTAAAACAATGTTAAATTTTTTACATATAGAATTAATATCCAATGAAGAATTTTCCTTCTTTACAATATCAATAACTTCCATTGCTCCCATTGGTCGCTTGTTTGACTCTGGGATAATTTTCCAAAGCCTATTGGCAAGATTTTTATTTTCTAAGAATATTTTTTGCTCTCTCTTATTAAGCAATTTAAGAATATTTTTCATTGTTTTATATTTCTTCCTTTATAAAATAATTATTATTTTCTATTAGACTATATATTATATTGTTATTTTCTTTAAAAACATAAATAATCCTTTCTTTTTTCTCTAAAATAGTTTGTAAATAGGCAAAATTTTCATATTTCATTTTTTTCATATCAACTTCTTTGATTTTTATCCTTTCACTTTCAAGCATTATTTGATCCGCTTCTAACTTAAAGCAACTTTTAACATTTCTATTTTTTGTGAATATTTCACAATTTGTTATTTGATAAGTTTCGTTTATTTTATCATACTTTAATTCTTTTGCATATAAAATACTGTTGAAATCTTTAAGGGCTAATTTTTCTAGCTTATTATTTTTTTTCATATTTACTCTCATCCCACCACTTCTATAAAATTTTTAAAGGTTTCAACAGCCATTTTTGATACTACAGCGCCTAAGATCTCGCATTGCTCAAATTCGCTATTATATACTTTTTTATCTTCGTATTTTTTATTTTCAGAAACTAAAAAAATATAATCTTCAAAAGGTTCTTTTTTAATTTTTTTACAAAATAAATCATCATTTTTTCTAAAAATAACAATATCTGCGTTTGAAATAGTCTCAAGTGAATTTTTACTTCTATCTATAATAATAAAATCTCCATTAGATAAAATTGGTTCCATGCTATCGCCATTAATTTTTATAATATCATAACTCTTCTTTATAGGTATATCTAAAATTTCTTTTAGAAAATTTTCATCAACTGAAACTATTTTCACTTCTTCACTTTGAGATGATGTTCCAAGTCCTGCACTTGCATAAATATCTGGGAAATATCTGAAATTTATTTGATTATCATCTTGTAAAAAAGATTTTATACTATCATTTACTGGAGCAAGTTTACTAACTGGCACTTCTAAAACTTTTGCCATAGTTATAATATTTTTGTAATCCTCAGGTTGATTGTTTTCACTTCTATACCAATAAGTTATTCCATCTAAAGTGATTTCATATCCATTTTCTGAAAGCATCTGTGCAAATTTTGCTCTGCTTATTTTTTTTTCTTTTAAAATTTGTGATAAATATTCTTTATCAAGCTTATAAAATGTTTTATTTTTTTCCATTTTTTATCCACCTTATTAATTGTAGTAATTATACATCGACTATTTAAAAAAATATATGTAGTATATTTACATATTTTTTAAACTTAATTTTATAGTAGTTATGCTACATTTTTAAAAATATTTTTAGGAATTGTAAGAATATGAATAGAAAAAAATTAAAAAAAATACTACTTGATTATTATAGTAAAGATGGCGTTGGAAGTATTTTAAGCTCTAGAATAGGAATTAAAGTTCAAGTAGCCGGAGAACTTTGGGAAAAACATCAAATACCACCTAATATTTGGGGTAAAAATAATAGGAATAAATTGCTTAAATTTTTGGGAGAAAGCGAAAGGATAGAGAATGAAAAAGGCAATGAAAAGGGTTAGGATTGAAATTGATATTAGCGATGAAACCTATGAGATAATGCTTAAGCTTATGAAAAAAAGAAAATATGAAAAAGTAGAAGATTTACTCTTTGCATATATGGGAACTATGTATAAAATGGAGCTTGCTGGTGCTTTGCTTGAGAATGATAAAAATCTAAGTCTTATTAAGGCTTAGATTTCTCCTAGGTAATTTGGAGTTTCCAAAGAGTAGTGTTGTGGTTGTACAGCTTGTTCTAGCTGTTTTATCCTGTTTTCTAACTCTTTGATTTTTTCCATAAGATAAGGGATGTTTTTTAACAAGTTTAAATCTTTGTCATCCATTTTGATAAGTCCTTTCTTGATTTGGTGCAAAAGAATTATAGCAAAGGACTTTTTAAAACGGATTAAAGGTTAAAAAATGGCTTTTATAGCGGGATTTTCAATAGGTTTTTTAGTTTATTTTTTAATTTGGAAAATCTTTTTTTAGGTCGGTGATATATGCAGTATGATTTTAATTTAGAACATTTATTCCCTTGTAAAAAATGGCAAGAAGTTTTAAAATGCTTACCATTTCTCAAGTGCATTGTAATGGGTGTTTCTAGAAAATTTATAGCATCACATTTTGTTTTAAAAATAGAATATTTTATAAAATTACAAATTGTAAAACCTACAAGAATTCCGCAAACGAATCCAAATAATAATGGAATTATATTCTCTTTGTTTTCAAGAAAATTAAAAAACATTTCAATCATAAAAAGCCTTTTTAATTTAAATTATAACATAAAGGAGAGTTGGTGATACCAAGTTTTATAGCAAGTTTTGATGTAGCTTTGGGGCGTAAAAGCCTAAGAGAGAGAAAGGGCTATTTGAAATTATCAAACACTATAGCTTATGGCGGTCTTAGCGTTGATGCTTTAGCATTGTATATTCAATTAGCAAAGCTCAGTGAAAAAACGATTGTAAGTGAGATCTATTTAAGAGAGTTTATAAAAGTTAAAAATAATCAAAGAATTAGTTTAAACAGACTAAGAATTGCTAAAAAAGAATTAATTGAACTAAGGCTTTTAGAAATTAAAAAGGTTAGAAATGGATCTTTAAATTTTTATGAGTGGATTTTAAAAGATGAAAATTATCAAGTTAAAAAACATTTTAACAAATCTTTATCTTTGCTTAAAAACAGTGATGAAAAGCTAAGCAAAACTCTTAAAAATAACACTTCATCAATCGACAGAAAATTAACTACTGAAAACGAAAAAAAAGAGAATTTGCATTATATAGAAACACGCACGCACGCACGCGATAATAAATTTATAAATAATATAAATATTAATAATAATAAATTTATAAAAAAAGAGAATTTAGAAAATTTAAAAAATAATCAAGAAAAGAAAGAACGCGTTTCTAATCAAAACGCCTCTTTTGTGACGAGCTTTATTGATTTTAGCAAAAAGGAGTTAGAAAAAATGGCAAAAAAAGAGTTTAAAGTCCCAAATGCAAATGAACTCATGAGACAAATAATAGCTTTTAATGAGAAAAATGGCACAAACTTTGGAGAAGAGTTGGCTAACGATTTTATAGGCTATTGGGATGCTAGGGAATGGAAAAGAAATGGAAAAAGAATGTCAAGTGTGGCAGGAAGTCTTTATACTTGGCTTAAATACGCTAAAGAAAATGAAGCAAGAAAAAATCAGCGTTTTAACAGAAAAAAAGAAGCCAATCCTAGTGTGGTTGATAGCTTGATGGAGTATTACGGAATGAAAGATGAGAACAAAAACAAGCTCTTAGGATGCTTTTAAGGAGTAGAAAATGCAAGAAAAAATACAAATTTTAATGGACTTATTGGAAATTAATAAGGCTCAGGCAACTGATATTGTAGGTAGATATCTCAAAAGCGTTAAGGATATTCATGCTTTCTTAGATTTTTATTTCGAAACTTTAGAAAGAGAGAATATCGTAGGGACAACCTATGAGAAATTAAGAAGAGTTTGTAAAAGAGCTGAAATCGAGTTTAAAAAGCGTTTTGAAGACAAAGAAATTTTTTTAGAATGGTTAAAAAATAAATATAAAAATAGTCCATTTTTTAGATTGCTTGAAAGTGATTTTAAATACTCATATGTTTGTTATGATGGACAGGGCAACCCTTTTAAACGATTAGCAGAATCAATTAATATGTTGGTTTGTCTAAATAATTTTGGAGAATTAACCTACGAAGATGGAGAAATGCTAAAAAATAACGAATTTAAACACGCTTTAATAGATTTTATATTTAAAAATCAAGAGCGCATAGGAAAAGATATATATATAAATACTTCTTATAAGATAAAAGGATATACATCTTTAAGCCATGAAGAAGAATATAATAACTTTAAGAAGGTACAGAAAAAAATTTTTGAGGAGAATAAAGAAGAATTTCAAAAGAAAGTAAAAGTCAAAATGGCTTTTAAAAAAATAAGCTAATTTTAAGTAAGCCTGAAATGGAAAAGTATATTTTAAAAATTGATTTAAAAAGTAATCCAGTACCTTATAAAAGAACCACGCAAAGGGCTAAATTCGTATGTAAAGATTATCTTAAATATTTAGATTTTAAAAAACTCTTGCAAATGGAGTTTAGAAGACAAAATAATATTAGCTGTTTTCAAGCCTTTGATAAGCAAAAGAAATATGAGTTTTCTTTAAAAATAGGATTTAATAGCAAGAGGCATGGAGATGGGGACAATATCGTAAAATGCGTGTTAGATGCGTTATTTGAAAACGATAAGAATGTTTTAAAAGGCGATTATGAGATTATTAGTTTTAAAAAATCTTTTTTAAACTTAGAAATCAAAGAATTTAATTTTAAAGAAGGGGTGGCTTGATGGCTAGAATGATGACAAATGGCAAAAGTATGACAAAAGAAGAGCTTGTTTCAAAAATAGAGAGTTATTTTAATGAAAGAGTTGTCTTAAAAGAAACTAAGGAGAGTATTATTTTTGCACCTAAAACAAAAGTGGGATTAGCTGTGTATTTAGGAATTACAATGCAAACCTTAGGCGAGTGGGAGAAGGATAAGGATTTTGGAGAAATTGTATCTCAAGCTAAACAAAAATGTGAAATGGATATTTTAAACCATTCCTTAATCGGCACTTATACTCCTAGCGTTAGTATGTTCTTGCTAAAAAATCAGCATGGCTACGTGGATAAACAAGAAGTAGTTAGCGATAACGTTCAAAAAATTGAAATTATAAGAAGTGAAATCAAATGAAATTAAAAATCGATTTTTCTTACACTCCTGCACAACTTAAAGTTTTTGATGATAAAAATCCACGCTTTATAACTGTAGCAAAGGGCAGAAGACTTGGTTTTACAAGGGGAAGTGCTAAGTTTGTTATCGAAAACTTGCTTTTAGGACAAAATGTTTTATGGGTGGATACCATACAAGCAAATTTACAAAATTATTACGAGCTGTATTTTACACCTGAGTTAAAAAACTTGCCAAAAGATTTTTACTCATGGAGTGTGCAAGATAAGAAATTAATCATTAACGGGGCGGTGCTTCATATGAGAAGTGCCGAAAGAAGTGAAAATATCGAAGGTTTTGGATATGACCTTGTTATCTTAAATGAAGCAGGAATTATTTTAAAAGGTAGTAAAGGTGAATATCTTTGGTATAACGCCATACGCCCTATGTTGCTTGATAACCCTAAATCAAGAGCGATTATCGGTGGAGTTCCTAAAGGAAAAAATCTATTTTATGAACTTTGCAGAAAAGAACTCAGCGATAAAAATTGGAAACATTTTCAATTCTCAAGTTATGATAATCCATTTTTAAAAGAAGAGCAAATTAAAGAATTAATTGAAGAAGTAGGCGGAGAAGGTAGTGAAGTTGTCAAGCAAGAAATTTATGGCGAGTTTATAGATAGCTCGAGTGCTGAATTATTTTCTCTAAGTGAAATTGAAAATGCGATGAGCAAGAACTCTTTTAGTATTGAAAAAATGCAAGGCGAGAATATTTGGGGGCTTGATGTAGCAAGATATGGAGATGATAAGAGTGTTCTTGCAAAAAGAAAAGGTTTTGTAATTGATGAGATTAAAAAATACTCACAACTTGGAACTATAGAATTAGCAAACAAAATACTAGCTGAATACAATCAAAGCGAAGATAAACCAAAAGGTATTTTTATAGATACTTGCGGTCTTGGCGTTGGCGTATACGATGTCTTGTTAAATTATGGCTTGCCCGTATTTGAGGCAAATTCTGCAAATTCTGCAACTAGCAATGAATACTTAAATAAAAGAGCGCAGATGTATTTCACCTTTGCTAAAAACTTAAAACACATGGAGCTTTTTAAAGATGAAGAATTAAAAAAAGATATGAGAATGATTGAGTATGAATATAGCGACAAGGGGCTTTTAAAGATAGTTTCAAAAGAGTATTTAAAAAAGAATTATGGCAAAAGTCCTGATGTTAGCGATGCGGTGGCATTAACTTTTTTTGAAAAACTATACAGCAGAAACAATACTAATGAAGATTGGAGTTATGATGGCTGGTGAGTTTTTAATGATCTATGATGCAATTGATGTAAACAAAATAAAAAAGCTTTCAAATTTAAGCGATGAGGCTATAAAGTCAAGTCTTGCAAATGAATTTTTAGAGCTTGTATCAGGGTTTAATAATATTTCTAAAAAGAAATTTAAAAGAGAATTTGCGGAGTTTTTATTTGAAAAAGGAGTGAATGAAAAAGATATTTTAAAAATAACAAATTTAAGCAAAACAACAATATGGAGAATTATGAATGAAAACAAAAAGAACTAATGATGAGAGAGTATCGTTTTTAACACAACTCATTAGCGAAAGTAAAAGTGGATATGAAAATTACAAACCACACTTTAAAGAGTTGCAAGATGCTTATTTGCTTGAAAATAAGGTAATGCAAAAATTGAGAAAAAGAAATAAATCAAGTATCTATATACCAAAAATAAACTCTAAGGTAAAATACTTAATCACTAGCCTAAACGAAGTTTATTTTAATAGCGAAAGAATGGCAGATATTGAAACTTACATTAATAGCGATGATACGATTATAGAGCTATGGCAGAATGCAATTGATTTTTATAGTGGCAAAATCAATATGTTTAAGATTTTTCAACCGCTTTTCTTAGATGTTTTACTTGTGGGAACAAGTATAGCTAAGGTTACTTGGCATAAAGGAATGCCACGCATTGAAAGAGTAGATATTGATAGTATATTCTTTGATCCAAATGCATTAAATAGCGAGGATGTAGGATATATAGTCAATGAAATTTATTTAACCTATAATCAAATCCATGAAAGACAAAAGCTAGGTTTTTATAAAAAAATTGAAATTGAAAAGCTTTTTGATGAAGATGATGAATATAAAAAAGTAAAGCTTTATGATATTTATGAAAGAAAAAACGATGATGAGTGGGTGGTTTCTACCTTATTTGAAAATAATTTACTTAGAAATGAAGTTACTTTGCAAGATGGTCAACCTTTTGTATGGGGTTCAATGCTACCACAACTTAAAAAGATAGATAACGAAGATTATATAAGTGCTTATGGAGAGCCTATAATGGCTTCTGCTATGCCTTTGCAAGATGAAATTAACATCACAAGAAATCTTTTAATAGATGCAGTAAGAACTCATATCATGCCTAAAATAATGATGCCAAAATCAATGGGAGTAAGCAGAGAAGATATAGAAACCTTAGGAAAACCAATATATACAGACGATCCAAAAGGAGTGCAGATATTACCACCACCAAATGTAAATAGTGCGGGAATGAATTTACAACTTTTAGAAAGCGAACTCACAGAAGTTACAGGAGTTAGTCCACAAAACAATGGAGCTCAAACTGCACAAAATGAAACAGCAACAGAAATTAGCATAAAAGCACAAGAAGGTGGAAGAAGAAGTGCTGACTACATAAGACAGTATAACGAAACTTTTATAGAGCCTTTATTTGATAGATTTGCAATGCTTGTTTTTAAGTATGGAGAAGATAGTTTTTTTAATGGTTTTCAAAGAGAGGATATACCTAGTTTTAGATTTAAAATTCAAACCGGCACAGGTGCCATGAATAAAGAAATTAGACGTGCAGGAATTCAAGCTAGTATGCAAGTTTTTTCACAATTATATCAAATGTATATGAGCATAGGCGATGCAAATTCTGCTTATGGGATTATAAATGCTAGTAAAGAACTTACTAAAGAATTATTACCAATTTTAGGTGTAAAGAATGTAAATAGTTTATTTGCTTTTGAAAATAATGAAGATATTAATCCACAAATGCAAGGAGAAGCTAATGCTTAATATTGAAATTAAAAGTGATATATCTAAAACTAAAGGAGGAAAGAAATTAATAGATTTTATCAAAGCAAAATATAGTGAATGTTTTTATATAGCAAAAAATAACGATGAGAAAGAGTTAAGGTTAAAAGCTTTAGATACTATGGCTTTTTTAGACATAATAATCAATAAAATAAAGGATGAAGAAGATGGAAAATGATGCTTTAAAAGATTTAATAAATGTCATAACAGATGATGATAAAGGACAAGTTGCTAATAATGGCGATGAACCTATGCAAGTAGAAGATAATGAACCTATGCAGGTTGCTAATGAGAACGAGCCTGATTATAAGGCGATGTTTGAAGCTTATAAAAGTGAAAATGACAACAAATTAAATGCTTTAATGAGTGAGCTTGAAGCTTTAAAAAATCCAAAAAAAGAGCCAAGCGAACAAGAATTACAAAGAGAGCAGTATTTAAAAGAATTAGGACTTGATGGACTTGATGAGAAATTAAAAAGGCTTGAAGAGCTTGATAAAAAGCAAAAAGACAAAGAAGAGCAAGATGCACTAATCGCTAAATACGCACAAGTAGAAAGCGAGTTAAGAAAAGCCTATCCTGATGCGGATTTAAAGGCTATGGCAGAACTTGCAACAAAATTAAATGGTTTAGGCGAAGGTAATATTGACAGCTGGAAAACCTTGCTTAATTTGGTCGGAAAATCAAATAATGCCAAAAAAGCTGAAGATTTATCAAGTGCAAATAATAATGTAAGAACTAGTGATTTTAACGATAAGTTAAAAAAAGGCGAAGTTAGCGAGATAGATCTAGGCAAAGAATTATTAAGTTTAGTATAAAGGAGAAATTATGGATTTTATAACAGCTTTAAAAGGTGGTACAGGACTAGGCTCTAGCTTTGCAGATACTTTGATGAAAACAAGCAATTTTACTCCAAATTTAGCAAGTAGCAGTGGTGGTTTTTTAAATGGATTAAAAAATTCTTTTAGTAATTTTGGAGATTGGTTATTTAAAAGTTCTGATGCAAATAAAGTAACTAATTTTGATAGATTAGGAAATGTTTTAGGTGGTGCTGGTGCTTTATATGGTGCTTATAATCAGCAAAAGATGGCGCAAAAGAATTATGAGCTACAAAAAGATGCTTATAACTTCAATAAGTATCTAGCTAATGAAGAATTAAATAGAAGAAAGAATATGGAAAATAAACTTCAAAATGTTTGGAGTAATTAAATAAATTTGGATTTAAGGAGTTTGTTTTAAAGGGTAAATCTTAACCCCTTGTATAAGGGGGCTTTGTTTATTGATTGTTAATTTGCATTGACAACAATAATACAAAGTAGTATAATAACTATTAAGATTTGTAGCATCTTATTTCACCGCCTTTCTAGGTGGTAATTTAGTGCTAAGGGTGGCGACCCTTGGCACCACACCTTTTAAAATTATACACAAACTTCCTTAAATCCTTTATTTTAAAAGAAAGAATAAAGGAAACAAAATGGCATTTTATAACCCACAAAGAGTAGTATTTAATCCTGATACAGGCGTTATACAAAACGCAGGAAAAGTCGGTGGTGTCTTATATGACATCATGAGCAAAAGTTTTGATGATAAAGTTAAAGCTAATGAGTTTCAGCAAGAGCAAGATTTAAGAAAGCAACAAATGGAATTTAATCAGGCTATGCAAAATAATCAGCTTTTGCAAAATGAGAGAAACTTTGATTATCAAAAGGAAAGAGCAAATATAGCAGATCAGCAATGGCAAATGAATTATAACCAAAGAGCTAGACAATATGCCATGCAAAATGCTTTAAGACAGCAAGCAATAAATGCTAATAAGGCTTACAAGGATTTAAATTATCAAAAAGGATTATTAGAACTACAAAAATTACAAAATGAGATAAATACAAAACAAAAAGAGCAAGATTTATTAAATGGAGTTTTTAGTAATAGTCAAGGTTTTGATAATCAAAACAATGCAAATTTACAAAACAATACAAGATATAAAGCAGATGCTCAGTTTTTAGATTTAGCAAGTAAACAAGGTAAAACATATGATACAACCCATGGTTTTTGGAATGGAGCTATAGAGCGTGGTTTTGGTGGATGGGGAAGTCAAAGCACGGATTTAAATGATGCAAGTGATTTATTCTTAAAAAGAATGCAAAGTGATTTATTAAGGGGTGGTAAAAATGCTAAATGGAATTTAGAGAATATACAAGCCAATTTCCCTATTAATGGTTATACTATGGAAGCAAATAATCAAAGGGTAGCTCAAGCATTAGCAGGAGAATGGTTAGCAGAAGCTCCAAACTCTTTTAAAATGGAATTAGCAGAAAGACTAGGAAACGCAAAAACAAATATTGAGAAACAAAGTGCTATAGAAGATTATAAAAATAATATGGATTTTTATAACAATTATGCTCCAAAGGTAAAAGCTTTTTATTGGGATGAAAAATACTCAAAACCTAGTAAAAATGCAGTAATTATAGGTAATTCAACAACTAATCAAAATATACAAAATGATTTAGCCAAAAATACATTAGAAGTGCAAAATCAAAATACACCAAAATTACATAGCGTTAGTTTTAATGGAATTAATGCTCAAATATCAGAGCCTGATGCTAATGGTAATGTAATATTAGTTAATCAAGCAGGTAGAAAAATGCAAGTTAGCGTAGAAGAATTAAAAAAACAAGGATTAATATAATGAATATAAGAGAATTTTTATTAGAAAAACCACAAGAAAATAACATTATTTCATTTTTGCAAGATGGAACAAGTCAAAGTGAAAATCAAAATACAAGTGAATATTTATCAAATTTAAAAAATGAAGTAATAAATGATTTTTATAAAAATAAAGATAAATATGATAAAGAATATGAAAAATATAATTTCAAAGACCAAAATTTAACAAATCCTATGGGCAATATTAGTGAATATAAAAGGGATTTATATGATTATAATAAAAATCCATCCATGAATGCTGATGATTTAAGTAATTATATTTTAGATAAGCAATCTAAATTTAATGCCTCTAAACCTATTTTTGCTGATGATAATGAAGTAGCAAGAAAAAGTAATCAGTTTATGAGAGATTTAGGCGATGAGTTGCAAAAATCAGGGCGTGGAAGATTATTGCAAGATGATGATGGATCTTATTGGGTGCAAGATAATAACGGAAATTATTCTAAAGTGCAAGGTAGCACAATGGGTGATTTATATCGTGGATTAAGAGATAATGGTGCTAGTATGGCTTTAGGAACAGCAGGTGCAATTGGCGGCACAATGCTAGGTGGCGGAGTTGGTATGGTTGCAGGTGGTGCATTAGGTGCATCTTTAGGGGCAGGATATGATTACTACGGAAATACAAAAGATACAAATCAAGATATGAATTTAAAAGAAGCTCTTATGCTTATGGGCGAAAATGCAGGACTTTCTTTAATAGGAGATGCAGCTTTTGCAGGAGTTGCCAAAGGAGCAAGAGCTTTAAAAAATACCTATAATATGGCAAAAACAGGAGCACAAGCCGGTAAAGATATGATAGATGGCATGGCTGTAAAAGGTGGTAATTTAAAAGAAAATATAGGGGATAAGCTTAGAAAAATAAGCCCTAGTATTTTAAATGATTTAGCTTCACAAGGTAGCGAAACTTCAAAAGCTTATGCAAGAGAGCTAATAGAAAGCGGAAATAGAAATTATGATGATATATTGCAAAAATCAAGAGCTATGCCTTTAGAAGTTAATCAAGGAAATGCATTAGTTGATGGAGTGGCAAGCAAAATAAAAGATTTCTCAAATACTGCAAAAAATGGTTTTGTAAAAAATACAGCAGACAACGTAACTAATTCACTAAATAATATTAGTAAAAATATAGGTTCAAAAGAAGCAGCACTGAATCAACAAGATCTTATTAATCTTTCTTTTATGAATGATGATTTAGCTAATATGGCAAGAAGTGTTTTAGCAAATGACCCTAAAATGGCAAATAAGGTTGCAAACTCTTTACACTTACAAGATGAGGCTATATTAAAAGAGTTAAATTTAAATAATGCTTCTAAGGCTGATGAGCTTTATGCTTTAAGAGATGCTAGAGCAAAAAGAGCTTATGATGAATTTGGAAAAGGACTTGATAAACTAGATGAACTTAATCCAAATGGTGTAAAAGTAGATAAGCAAACCATAGATGATATAGTTTTAAACTCAAGTGTTTATAGTGAAAGCACACCAGCTATGATAAAAAATTTTATTCATGAAGCAAAAAGCGGTGCATTAGATGGTAAAAGCGTTAAAGAGATTTACGATAGAATTGATGCTATAGGCAATAAAATAAAAGAAAGCTCAAGTTACAACTATAAAGATTTTTTAAATAGCTTAAAAGACGCATTTTTAGAAAATATAGTAAAAAGTTCTGATAATCCCCAAGAAGCAAAAGAGATTTTAACCAAGATTAGAAAAGATTATGCAGATTTTAAAGTATATGATAAAAGTAAATTAGGAAAAAAACTAGAAGGAAGTGAAAAAGAGATATCAAAAGATATAGATAAAATACTTAATGAAACTAATCCAAAAAAGAATTATGAAGCTATAACAAAAGGACTTAATGATGATGAGATTAAAGTTTTAGATAATCAAATAATAACTAGAGCTTTAGAAAAAAATAAAGTAAATATAGGAGATGCCAATAATCCCAAATTTGCAGTAAATTATAAAGCGGTCATGGATAATTTTGAAAACTTTAAACCAAAAAGCAAATCAGGACAAGAGAAGATTGAAGTTTTAAAAACAATAGGTGATTTACGTACTAACTTTGAAACTGTAATAGATGGTATTTTAAATTCAAAAGCAAAAGAACTAGGACATGGAATAAGTACAAATTTCATAGAAAGAGCTAAAACAATGCTTGTTAATAATTTCACTGATTATATAGCTTTTTATTTTATGAGATTATGGGAAGTTGGCAAAAGAGCTGGAACAAGAATACAAATGCGAAGGGGGTTTAGCAATATAAATAATTTAAAAGATTTTGATAGATCGGCTAAAGAATTTATAGAAAGTATTAAAGATAAAACACTCAAAGAAGAAGCACAAGAGGCTAGAAAAGAATTTAATTCAAAAGTTAAAGATTTAATCAAAGGCGACAACTTCTTCATGGATAAAGCTGATCCTAAAGACAATTCTTTAAGATTTATAGGCAAAAATGGCAAAGAGTATACTATAAATAAAGATGTTAGAAATGAATGGATGAAAACTTTCAATCTTAAAAATATCGATGATGAATATATCCCTAATATACCAAAAGAAGCAAAGATAGCTTTAAAAGATAGAGAAATAAAACTTACAAAAGGAAGTTTACTAAAGCTGATTGAAAAAGATAGAATTAAATACATACCACATATCAAAGAAACTTTAGAAAGCCCACAGGCAATCTTAAAAGATAAAGATGATTTTATTTTTATTAAAAATATAGATAATCAAACTTATTTTACAAGTATAGGTAAAGACTATGAAACGCACTTGACTATAATTAGCAATTCACCAAAGAAACAAAATAATATAAAAAATAAAATGAAAAATGCTGAAGTAGTGTATTATAATAATGCGAGAGCCTTACCGACATCTAGGGCATCTTCAGAGACAAAGCAAGTGTCGTTCTCTAACGAAAATTCTACCCAAGCTAAGCCTAAAAAAAACTTAATGGATGATATAAAAGAGAACATTAAGAATAAAGAAGTAAAGAAAAAGAATAAAAAAAGCGTAAAACAAAGGCTTGATGAAAAAATACAAAATGATAAAAAAGCTAGTGAAGATATTCTAAAAAGATATGATAATTTTCTAAAAGAGAATAAAGATTATAATCTTGATTTTTTAGATAATATGAATTTAAATACTGTTGAATACAACTTAACTAGACAGATGATAATCAATGCCAAAGAAAGCACAAATAAAGGTGTAAAAAAAGATATTCCAAGTGCTTTAAGGGGTAAAATCGAACAAGAATTAAATATACAACCTTTAAAAGAATTTGGCGAAAATTATGCAGAATATTATCACGATGGAAAAGGTGCTTTACAAAAACTACTCATTGAAAAACAAGGACAGGTAGCAGGTGCTTTTCATAGAAAAGATTTAGGTGATATTGATTTGGTTTGGGGAGATGGAAACTTTGGATTAAGTCATATTGTCAATCGAAGAGAAGAAGATTTCATTAAACAAGGGTTAAATAAAATAGAAGCAAAAAATAAAGCTTTAAATTTTATAAAAGAAATAGAAAATATTATAAATAATGGAAATGTAAAAAAAGGTAATAATAGAGCTTTTATTGATGTTAAGAATAGTAGAGTTATGGTAGCACTTGATTATAAAGGTAAAGATAAAAAGTGGATTATAACTGCATATAATTTTTATTAATATTATCGCCCCTAGCTTAGCCGATACGCACTAAAGCTAGGCTTAATACTGACACTTTAAGCGTGAGTAGTGTCAATGGCGATTATTAATTATAGCATAAATTCATGTAATTATTTATTAAAATATAAAATGTTAAGATTGTTACAGCTTTTGAAAGATACAAAGGATAAAAACAACACTTTCACCGATTGTTTTTTATGGAATTTCTGTATTTTTATCTTCTTTTTTTGCAGAATTAGACATTTTTTGTTTTTGCAATTTTTTCAATTTGTTTCTCTCTAAATTCAATATTCTCTTTATATAATTTTGCTTGTTTTTCTCTTATAATAGCATTTAAATCCCATAAATTAAAGCATTCGTTTTTTATAGGTCTACCTACAAAACCATCTACAAAAGCTTGTGTTTTTGTCATTTTGGTTTTCCTTATTTTTGTTTTGTGATTTTTTCGAATTTGGCGTTATACTCTTCATTGCTATGTTTTCTTAATTCTTCGGATTTTTTATAAAAATCAGTTATCATTGTTTTTCTATCTTTTAAAGATGTAGCTTTAAGGATATCTGCATTAAACATATTTGTAAAGCCAAATAAAAAAGCATTTATGTTTGACATTTTTACTCCTTAAAATTCTTAGCTTATACTGATTTTAATTAAATTATACCTTTTTTACAGTTAATTTATACTTATTTTATAAAAGTATAAATATTTGAAGTCTTCACCCTGCTTTTTTTGAAGACTTTTTAGTGTTTTAAGGACAAACTAAGCAGGGTTTCTTTAAAATATTATCATGTTTTTTAAAGATTAGTTTTTATCTTAGTTTTTTATGACTAAGATAAGAACGACTAAAGTTACCATAAAAACGATTGCTTCTATCATTCTTAACCTCCTTTCAAACTTTTTACAAAGTCTTCAAAGAGATATCCTTAAAACTATAAAATTATACATAAAAAATACTTAAAAATTTAATTTCATTTCAAAACACACTATATTTGAAATAGTCATTTTTGGAAAAATCCTTAAAACTAAACTAAGGAGAATTCAAAAATGGCTTTACCTTCAATGGGGCATACAGCACCCGCAACAGAAAATGTTAAGTTAAAACAATCAATATATGAAACGATTATTAAAATTGGAGCTACTGAAACACCAATTCTAAATAAAATAGGCACTTCAAAGGTTACAAATCCTTTAACTCATAGTTGGATTACTGATACTTTTGAAGAACCAAAAAAGAATGCGAATTTAGAGTTAAGTAAATTTGTAGGCGAAACAAAAAACACAGCTCAAAAAACTACAAATGCTACTCAAATATTCATTACCGAAGCCATGGTATCAAAAGCTTTATTAAAAGCAAATCAATATGGTGGCAATGAAATGGAGTATCAAATAGGCAAAAAAACCAAAGAACATAAAATGGATATGGAATATGCTTTATTTGGTCTAGGCAGAGATAGTGATGTAAAAAAATCAGTTTTCAAAGATTATGTTCAAGCACAAGAAGCAACAAGTGGAGAAATGGCTGGACTTTTTCATTATATCGCTAAAGGAAAAGATAGCTTTGCTGATGGAAAGCGTGGAAATGTATTAGCTTTTGATGAAACAGGAGATTGGAGCGGAACTGCAACAGAACTTACAGAAGATAAACTCAATCAAATCTTACAAAACATTTGGAATAGCGGAGTTACGCCTAAAGATGTCTTTTTAGGAGCTGACTTAAAAGGAGCTATCAATAAATTTGCTACAAGAATTTTAGGCAATGAAACAAAACTAGCAGGACAAGTAGTAAGCCTTGAAACAGATTTTGGAACGGTAAATTTCCATATGCATAGATTATTAAGCCCTAAATATGGTTTGGGTGATGTTTTAATTGCTGGAGATTTTGAGTATATGAAACATGGGCTTTATATTCCTACTATGATTGAAGATGTTCCAACTGATATTACTGCAAAAGCAAAAAGATTTTATACGCAAAGCACTTTAGAAGTAAGAAATGCTGATGCTTTTGCTATAGGAGTGGGATTAACTAGTGGAAATAATGCAAAGGCTAAAAATGCAAAGGCTAAAGCGGTTTTAAAAGCAGCAAAAGGTGCATAATGCTTTGTACTACGGCTAAAAAACTCATTATCGCTAAAGTTAAAAATTCTTACAAAATGATAGAAGATGATGAAGTTTTGAAAGCCTATTTTATGGAAGCATTTTATTATATTTTATCAAAATGTGTTCCTAGCGTTCTTTTAAAAAATGTAGAGCAAGGCGAAAAAGTTTTTAGGCAAGTTAGAAATAATCATTTTTTGATTATTCCTGATGAGCCTGATTTTGACAATGAAAAAGAACATTTAATGATAGATGAAACACTTAGTTTTGCTGTGATTAATTATGTTTGTTATTTGATTACAAGATGCGAAGAAAAAGACTTTCTGGCATTATGCGACAAGATAATTTATGAGTATATAGCTAATGATGGCAAGGAGCTTGATGATGAAAGAACATGGTTGTAACCCTAATTTCACAAAAAAATTTAATAGAGCTTTGAGTTATAAAGACTATATACAAAGTATAAATAGTGCTGATTTTATAGCTTATTTAGATGATAAAAAATGGCTTTTAGCCATGGATGATCTGCTTTTCTTTTGTGAAAAGAGAATTAAAGACAGTGATTATTACGAAGGTTAAAAATGGGAACAAGTTTAAACGAGTTAAAAACAGGTAGAGAAAAACTTGAAATTATAAATCAAGTTTTAGCAAGAATTTCAGATGTTGCTACTACTTTGGATAATACTAGAATAGAAGAAATTATAGGCTTAAAAGAACAAGTTAATAACTTTTATACTCAAACTTTAGAGCTTAAAAATTTAGTTATAGAAAATAGCGAACTTACACAAAGCAATACTGATTTTGTTAAAAACAAAAAAGATGAAATAGAAAAAATAAGCAATAAAATAAACGATACTTTAAATAATATAGAGCATATCTATAATAACATTATAGAGTCGGAAAAAAACATAAATAATGGCGTTAATATTGTTAAAGAAAAATATCCTGAACTTAATGAATTTAATAAAAATTTTGAAATTATAAAAATAAAACTCGAAGAATATTATGATATAGCTGTTGATTTTAATGCAGGACTTGAAAAAGTAGAAGAAAATAAAAATCTTACTAAATCATATTTAGATTTATCAATAGAGCTTAAAGAACAAATTTTACAAGAATTAGAACACGCACAAAGTATTAAAGATGATTTGCATTCTAATATAGAGCTTGTAAATAAGCTTGTTTCAAATATTATAGCAACAAAGAATGAGATTATATCCATAACCAATGATTTTAAAAATGTAAAATCAGAAGTACAAGATATAGTTAATGATGCTGAAGCAACGATAAAGCTTAAAATAAACACTATTCTTTTTGAAAATCAAAGATTAAATCAAAATATGATTAATCTACTAAAGCGTTGCGAAAAATTAGAAGATGAAATAGTAGGAAAATATGAAGATGTCTTAGAAGCTATTGAAATTGTTAATAAAGCTGATGCAATGATAAACGATTTAAATAATGCAATTTTAGCTTCTAAAGAATTTGCAAATGATTTAAAAAGTTATACACAGATTATTAAAGATTTTAAAATTCAAATTGATAATTTAAAGCTTGATTTACAAAGTTATAATGATAGATTAAAAGGTGAGCTTGATTTAAAAGCCAATGAAATAGATATTAGCATTCAAGCAAAACTTAGCGATATAAATCTTTTAAAAGAGCAAATGCAAACTCTTTATGAAAATACTAAAAATACAACAGATACAGCTTTGGCTAATTTTATAGAAAGAGCAAAAATAGCTAATGAAGATTTAGGAAGATTAACAGAAGTAGCAAGAACTGAACTTTCTAACGATAAAACAGCTATTGAAAGCTATTTATTAGAGCTTAAACAAAGTATTATCGATGAGATGAAGAAAGTATCAAGTGATATTACAGATGAAACAAGTGGAATATTAGCTCAAAAAAATCAAATAGAACTTATCATAGCACAAGGAAAATCAGCTTTAGATACTTTAATAAATGAGTTTAATTCAAATTATCAAAACAAACTCAATGATTTTAATTCTAATGCTAATGAAAAATTAAGAGCAATTAATTCGCTTAGCGAAGAAAGTATAGCAAACATACAAAGTAAAACAGATGAAAATATAGGTAAGTTAAATACTGCTAGCGAAGAAAAACTAGCTAAATTTGATGAAATTATAAAAGACAATTTGGGCGGAATTTATTCTCACATTTTTTCAATAGAAAATGTCTTACTTGATAAAAAAATAATTAAATTAAGTTATAAGGAGTAAATAATGGCAGACTTAGAACAAGTTGCAAGTGATTTAAATTCAGCATCACAAAGCTTACAAGAGTTAAGAGAAAAATACGATGGTGCTTTGGATTTATTAGATAATAAAAACACAGAAATAACAGCTGCATTAGAGAGCGCAAAATCTAATGCCTTGCAAGAAGTGCAAACAGCAAGCAATACAGCTACAAGCCAAATTTCACAATTAAAAGATACATCGTTAAACGCTGTTAATGAGGCTAAAAATACAGCTACATCTGAAATATCAAGCAAAAAAGAGGAAGTACTAGGAGAATTCAGTCAAGCAACTTCAGAATTTAATAGCACTAAAGAAGAAGCATTATCTCAAATAGAACAAGCTAAAACAGAGCAAGGAGAAAAAATAACAGCTTTAGAACAAGCTAAAGCGGCACAAGAAGAAAAAATAACAGACTTAGAGCAAGCCAAAGAAAATATAATAACAGAGCTTAGCGAAAAATCCAAGCTCTTAACACAAAAATTAGAATGGACTGTAGGGTCAGGAGGTAAATTTGAAAATATAGATGATGCAATTAATGAAATATATAAATATGGTAAGTCTATATATGATGTAACATTAAAAATAAAGAATGGATATACTATTACTAAACCTACTACATTTTATAACTTACCTTTAGGCGTTAATATAGTCGGTGAAAATGGAAAAAATGATGAACTTATAATAGATTTAAATAATACGGCTTGGCTACAGTTTGGCTTGTATATTGCGATGTGCGAGGTTCATATACACAATATTACAATAAGAGCATCTTCTAACAATTGCTCATCAATATACATATCTACTGGTACAAATGGAAGTATATATAATGTTGATTTAATAGGAATGTCGCTCACTAATTTAGTGATAGCTTCCTCAGGAAATATAGAAGTGAGCAACATTAATATTCAAAATAATTATCAAGGAGCTGAAGAATGCTATGATTTGTCAGTATCAAATGCCAACCTTCAAATAGGTGCTAATGTTAAATTTTTATCAAATAATCCTGAAAAACTAGTAGCTATTAGAGCAGCGACTAATTCAAAGATAAGTTCAGTATGGTGGAATACAGGTATAGATATAAGCGGTAATTATAAAGTTGGGTTACAGGTAGATGGTGGAGGGGTAATAAATAATCCTAGCATTGCTATGACTGGAAATATTGGAACTAAATTTTCACAAACACCTGGGCAATGGACAACATCAGGTTACATTTCAACAAATATATAGGAGTAAAAATGATAGTAGCAAAAAAAACTTTAAGTGACCAAGGTGTATTAAATTCAGATGTAATTAAATGGGCTATTGAAGCTAATACTGAATTGTGTGTATTAAACAGACCTTTAACCATGGATACAAGTCTATCAGATGAGTATATCATAAAACATATAGATGATATTAGATCTGAAGAAATTCAAGCAGGAACTAAATCAGTCAAAGAATACTGCTTAGCAAATAATAATATGAATTTGTATTTTGAGTACTTACTAGCAATTTCACAAGAAGATGAAAGATTAAATGTTTTAAAAGAAAAGAAAAAACATGAAATTCAAACCAAAAGGGATGAGGCTTTAGAAAGAGGACTTATTTATAAAGAACATACTTTTCAAACAAGAGAAAAGGATAAACTAAACATCAATGGAGCTGTAACTAATTTAATGCTTGATATACAAAGCGAAGCTAACTCGATCTCTGAAATCATTTGGATTGATATAAATGATGAAAAAGTAACTTTTACACCACAAGATTTTTTAAAATTTGCTTCAATGGTGGCTTATCATACCCAAGAAATTACCTTTAAAGCAAATATTTTAAAGGAAAGAATAGAGCAAGCTAAAACTTTAGAAGAAATTCAAAGTATTAAATGGGATGAGTGATGGATTTTAACACAACTATGATTACAAGCTTTGCCAAAGATGTAGAAGGACTTACACCCTTTGGCACTTTATTTGTGATTTTTTTATTAAGTTTAATTATAAATTATAAGCTTTTTAAAGGTCGCATGGAAGATTGTAGATCTGATAAAGAAAGAATTTTAGAAAAATTAGAGCATATCAAAGATAGATTAGATGATTTAAATTTTGAGCTAAGGGGTAAAAAATGAATGAGTTATTCAATGTTTTAAAAGATGGTGGAATAGTTGCTTTTTTATTCTTTTGCCTTTGTGCTGTTTCTTATTTTGCTTATATTTTATTTCAAAAAACAGATAAAACACAAGGTATTTTAGTAGAAATTAAAAATATTGAAAGAAAAAATAATGAAAACAATAACAATATATTAAAAGAAATTCAAATCAGCAATAAAATAGCTGAAGCACACTTAGACACATCAAAAGCGCAATTAGAAAGCTCAAATAAAATCATTGATTTGCACTCTAAAATTTTAGGAGATAAACTTGATAAGCTTGATAAAAATATTGATGAATTGAAATTTGAAATCAAAAGATATGAAAACACAGAATTAGCAACATTGATAAAAAGAAAGGAAAATTAATGAAAATTGCATTTTATAAAGTCAAAGGAAATGATAAAGCTACTTTTCTTGATAAGTTAATAGCTTTTTTTACTTCAACTTGGAAAGAAAGATTAAATGGAGATTTTTTAAAATCCTATTCTCATTGTGAAATAATCTTAGATAATTTAATGATTAGCTCAAGTCCTAGAGATAAAGGCGTAAGAATAAAAGAATTTAAAGACACTGGTAGATGGGATTTTATAGAAATTAATAATACAAATGAAGCAAAAATAAAAGAATTTCTTTACTCTCAAATAGGGAAAAAATATGATTTTTTAGGAATTTTAGGATTTTTTACATTTACAAAAGATAGTGAAGACAAATGGTTTTGTTCTGAAATCATAGTTAGGGCTTTACAAATAGGGGGATTGGTTAAGCTAGGAGAGATGAATGCAGGAAGCTCAAGTCCTAATAGATTGTACAAAAAATTAAAGGAATTATAATGAAAATAGCAATTAATAGAAGATATACAGGTAAAACTTGTGTTATTGGTAAATTTAAGGTTTTAGATGATGAAGAAAAAATTCTTTTTGAATGCTTTTCTTTAGAAGAGGATAAAGAAGGAGTTGAAAGAAACAAGGATTTGAGAATACCAGAAGGCATTTACGATTTAAAAAGGCATTCTCCTTCACGATTTGAAAATACTTTAAGAAGTATTACAAAAAAAGATGATGATACAATGATAAATGTTTATAATGATTTAGTGCCTTATGAAAGACACATTTTAATACACTGGGGAAACACTGACAAAGATACTGAAGGTTGTATTTTGCTAGGACTTACCAAAGATAACAATAACGAAAGCATAGGACAAAGCAGACAAGCTTGCAAAGAATTTTATGATTTGATGTATGGTAAAAATCTTGAAGACATTAAATTAGAAATAACAAATGAGTTAGCATAGAAAGGAGATAAAAGTTTAAGTAGGTTAAAGTTTACACCCCGCTTTTGCGGGGCAAGGCTAATAAGCCTTGACTATAATTACACAAAGTAGTATAATTATAATTATAAACTTCTGGTATGACATTTATATCACCACCTTTCGCGGGTGGAATTTAGCCATAGGGGGTCAGACCTACGGCTAACCCTTAGGGGTATTATACAAAAACCTTACTTAAACTTCTAAAACAAAATATGATAAATCTTTTATTTGGAAATGCAAAGCTTTATATCGCCTTAGCTTTAATGGCAATCTTAGCAGGATATTTTTATCTAAGACTTGATAGCACAAAGGCAAAATTAGAAAAAAGTCAAAATGATTTAGCCTTAGCTTTAGAGATTAATAAAAACAACGAAGCAAGGCTAAAAGAACTTACGCAAATTCATAAAGCAGAATTAAAAGCAATCAATGAAGCAAACAATCAAAAAAACGAAGTTAAAGAAAGGATAGAATATGTTAAAGAATACATTTATAAAAGCAATGAAAATAATATTACCAAGCTTTTTAACGATGTCGTTGATAGGTTGTGGGATGCAAACTCAACAAGTAGTAACCAAAATAGAAATTCAAAAAGTAAAAATTCCGCAAGAGTTATTAACACTAAGCCCCCTTGAAAAGCCAATAGCAAAAAATGAACTAGATATTTTAAATGCTTATTCTATGCTTTTTTACAAATACAAACAGTGTGAAATTCAGATAAGCAAAATAAAGGAGCTAAATAATGAGTAATACAAATGTTGATTACAACAAAAGACTTGAAGCATTTAAAGAAATTTATCCGCAAATTTTAGAAATGAGTTTAGCAGAAAAATCTCCATTTGGAGAATTTAAAAAGCTTTTAGAACAATTTGGAAACGATAATGTTATAAGAAATGACCAACAATTTCAAAGCTTGGCACAAGCGTTGGTAAGTGTTGGACAAACCATAGTGGCTCAAAGTCAAAATACAGCTTTATCCATGATTTTACAAGGCGATGAAAACGAGCTTAACGCTGAAAAAGCTTTACTTTTAAGAGCTCAAACAGAAACAGAAAAAGCAAAACCTGCATTAATAGCTAGACAAACTTCACAGATAGATGATAATTTAAGAATAGAAGCTGCAAAAGTTACACAGAGTGTTCAATTTGGATATTGTACCGGTGGTCTTGATATACCACAAGAAATTATGAAGCTTGTTAAAGAAAAGATAGAAAATATAGAAAAGTCTTCATAATGCTTATAGATGAAAAAAGGCTTATGAGAAATTATACTCTTAAGCCTGCTTATCCATCAAACATAGGAGAATTGGATACACAAGAAGTATATAAACAATGGTTTACCTATGCTATGATAGGGGTAAATAAATATGTTGAGCTTTTACATAAACAACTTGTAAGAAAAGGTAGAAGTCAAATTCAAAATATAAACCATCCGCTATTTAAAAATTCGTATATAGTGAAAAAATATAACATTAAAAGTTCTAGCACTGCACCTTATAATAAGGAAAACTATAATGATTTAGGACTTAACCAATTTTTCGTAGGGCAAGATCCATACAAACCTTATCAAGGAGATCCTAGTAGTGAAAATGGAATATATCATGATATTTGCGAAATAAGAACTAATTATAATTTAGGAGGTATGCAGTATTATTATGGTTTTCCAAATAATTTAGCTCTTTTATTTGAAAAAGAAAAAGCTTGGAAATATAATGGAAAAGGATTTTTTTATATTGATGAAAAAATAAATTTCAAAGATATATTAAATAAGGCATTGGAAAATATAAATTATGACATGCTTATAAATGATATAGAAGTGGTTATTTTTTCTCAAACCATCCAAAAAAATAATGAATGGATATATCCTAGTATTGATGATATTAAAATACCAGAAATTAAAGTAGAAAATGTTGAATTTAAACCAACTTTTGGAAAACCTTATAAAAAATTATGCATTGATGTTGAAAAATTTTATAATGATTTTAAAGAATTAAATAAAAATATATTTAGAATCGAAAAAGTAGAAATAACCTATAATGTATATGAGAAAGCACAAAAAACTAGAGAGAGTGATCCGAGTAAAATATATTATACTTTAACAAGCAAAAAGATATCTTTTTTTGAAGTATTTAACTCAATAAAAGAAAATTATAAATGCAAATATGCAACTCCTTTATGTTTTTATAATAGTTTTAATTTAGTTTGTTATGAAGAACCTTATATAGCTTATTCATATCCAAGTAATAAAAGCTTTGGAAAAAAAGATACAAGTGTTACGTCAAGCGTATATCCACTATATAGAAAAAGTTCAAATTTGCCTTATGGGCGTAGAGATAGATGGTTTGCATTATGGGATAGTTTTTATTATCTTTATGTATACGAAAAATCAAGCAAAGGAATTTTAAGCTTTTTAGTACCTATTGTTACTATTATTTTGGCTGTAGCTACTTGGTGGATTGGCGGACAAGGTGCATGGCTAGGAACATTGATAGGGGTTAGCGAAGGTGTAGCTGCGGGCATCACACTAGGAATTAGCTTAGGTTTAGCCGTGGGTTCACTTACTGGAAATAAATTATTTTCAATTCTTAATGCTGTTTGGGGTTTGGTTAATTTTTTAGGTGCTTGGGGTGCTAATAATTGGAATTTAGCTGCAGATTTTACAAAAAATACAGCACAAGCAGCACAAGAAATGTCAACTTTTGAATCAACTTTAAATATTATTGGAAATTTACTAAGTGGAGCTAGTAAGATTTTTGATGTTGTTCAAAGCATTACAGCAGATACTCCTGATATGATAAATGAGCAAAGCGATGATTCTGATAATGAAGGTGGAAATGGAAGTGAAGCTGAAGAATTAGCAAAAGATGCAATTAATCCAACTTTATGGTATAATTTTGAAACTGCAGATATATTAAATGAAAAAATAGAAAAGAAAGAAAAACCTATTTTTATATTTTAA